GAGCAATATAAAAATTTAAAAACACGACAAAACCGAGGAGCTGCAGAAGCTTTCTTTGAGTCTTATCGCGATCGTTTTTCAAACCCTAAATTTATTGAAAAACGTTTAGCAAAAAGTTATGGCAAAGATATAGACTTTACTGGAAAAGGTTTCCAAAACATTGCACAATCTGTGTACGGTCAACAAGGCTTAGGTTATTCATATGATCAATATGGTGATTTTGAAAGAAAAGCCAAAGGATTAGGAATCAGAAGCCCTCAAGCTTTTGGTGACATGCTTAAGCAAGATTTAATTGCTTCTGGTAAAGTCATGACACCACAGCAAGAAATGCTTTCTTACATGTTTGGCACACCAGAGCGTGATCCGTCTGGTCGATTAACCAATCGTTACCCTAAGATTGAAAAATATACGCCAACAGCGCAGCCTCAGGCAATCACTTATCAATACGGAGCGTAGTTAAAATGGGCTGGAAGCAAGACTTAAAAAAAGCCGCTCAAGATGGTTTAAAAAAGAAAGAAGTTAGACAAATTGCTAAACAGTATGGTGGTGTTTCGAGAAGTGATGTAACAAAACGTGCCGAAAACAAGGGTTATTTTAATTCTTTTACACCTAAAGATAATCCAAACCCTCAGTGGAATCCTGATCCCGCCTCGAACCCCTTTAGTTTAGCTGACTACACTTCATTATACCAGACAATGCAAACTGGGCAGGAGAATCTTGCCCACATCCAAGGTGATTATTCACTCCAAGCTGCACAAGCAGCCGCTAACGCACAGGTAAGCGCCGCTGGTATCCGTGGAGACGCTGACAAAGAAGTGGCAAAAGCTTATGCCGATGCACAAAAATATGGTTATGATCGCGGCTTGGAAGGAACTAAATATTCTGCAGATAAGGAATCAGAGTGGCGTCAGAATGTAGCTAATATTGAAGTTGGCGGTAAAAAAGATTTACAGGGCATTATCAACGCAGGTCTTAAAGATGTTGCCAATATCGAAGCACAGGCGCAACGCGATGTTGCAGAGACAACAGGCGGATATAGCCTGAAGTCAATGCAAGAGCGTACCAAAGCCGATCGCGATATCGCCAGCATGGGATTGGCAGGGAGTATGTACGGTTTAATTGGTTCTGTTTTTGGATAATTGTTGTTAAAATAAAGCAGTAGATTATTTTATCGTTATGGCCGACAACGCGCTTACGGATACAGGTACTGATTCTGCAACTAATTTTGACCTTGATAACTTTCAACGGTTACTGGAGAAACTGGAAGGTTCCAAAGGTCGTCAACAACGCCAGAAGTCTGTCGAAGGCCGCCGTGATATCTTTGCTCAGGGTCTTGCCAGTATGATGTCTAACTTCTGATTTATTTCTTCGAGGTATAAGCAATGACCAGTAGCGTGCCTACAGGTCAAACCGATGTTGACGACTGGTTTGATCTAGATAAATATAAGCAAGCTGCAGAGGTGGCTTATGGTTTCTCGAAGAAAAAACTAGAAGACACTGGCGGCCAAGAACGTGAAACTATCGGCAAAGGTGCAGAAGAACAGCGAACTTCCGCAGAGCAATCCCAGCGCTTCAAACAAGAAGACGAAGCGAGAGACTACGGTCAAGCGCAACGAGCTTATCGATATTGAGTTATTTGACCAATGGGTCGATAATCTCACATCTGCAGAACAAGAGGCCTTTAATTCCTTTGCTGAAGATACTTACTCAATTATTGAGTCGTATCTATACGCTAGGTTTCTTGGTTATGGCGGCAGTATAACTTCTTGCGAGCATTGGGTTAAAGATAATTACCCCAAGCCTGATCACCGAAAAAAACTCCTCTATGAAATTGAGGAGATGCAAGAAGACATCCGCAAACTACGTGCTGACGTAGACGAGGGCATTGTTAAACGTGATGCAGGCGTTGCCCGTATCGCTGGTATGCAGAAGGAACTACGTGGCACAATTGCTCAGATCGAGCAGTTTACATCAAGCCGTGACCGCAAAGGTCTATTAATGGCTGGTGCTGATCGTGCTATTCGTGAATTGTTGACAATATTCAAAGATGATCCCATTGAGTATCCCTTAGAAGAGGCTTCGATGAGTGTCTGGGCCAAAATGCAATACGAAGATAGTTAACTTAAAATAAACAAATGAACCCAGCACCACAGGCTCAATCTGCTCCCGACGCCAATCTTGCAGGCGGCTTGATGAATCTTGTGCAGCAACTGCAAAAGAATCGTCTTAGTGGCTCACGTCAATTGCAAGGGGCACCCGTCGGAGGTGAGTCGCAAGCTGATCCTCAAAAGTTTGAGGATTTGTTAAATCAAGTATCGCCAAATGACCAAGAACAAAATGCCGCCCCAGCTCCTGGAGCACTTCAAAAAGAAAGAAGCGAAGAAGGAGGACGGCAGCGAAATGTCGGACAAGGAGAAGAGGAAAGCAGCCCTGGACAAGGCACGAAAGTACAAGGAACAGAAGAAGAGCAGCAAAGGCGAAGAATGAGGTAGTATTCAGTAATACACTGAACAATACCTATCGTGCCTGCATATCAACATCTTGCTTACCGTCGTAACGCCCAAGCTGCTGCCCGCAGGCAACAAATACGTGTCCCCCGAAATATTGAATCCCTGGAAAGAGCAAGGGAGGATTTTGGTTTTTTCTGTGACTATGTAGCCGATAAGCCGCCGGCTGAGCACCATAAGGAATGGCATCGTCACTTTGTCACCAATGAAGATAGCAATTGCCTTAAGAAGATTGCTGGACCAAACGTTGATCTTTTGGCTCCACGGGGTTCTGCTAAATCTACAGTCCTTGGTCTTTTTACTGCTTGGGCTATTGGTATACATACAGCAGCTAAGATGCCGCTGCAGATACTTTATCTTTCGTACACGGTTGACATTGCACGCTCTAAGTCAGCAACCATTAAACGAATCATTGAAAGCAAGCGTTATCAAGAAGTTTTTCCCACTGTTCGCCTTCTGAAGAACGTCACCAGTAATGAATACTGGTCTATTGATCATAAGTTTGCAGGCATCGATACCACTGGTGAAGAGCAGTTCACACTTTGTGCCGCAGGTCTTAAGGGCTCGGTGACCTCTAAGCGTTCACATCTCGTTATCATTGATGACGCTATTAAATCCGCTGCGGATATTTCTAACCCTGACATCAGAAAACAGATGCAGGACAATTGGAACGCGGTGATTGCACCAACCATGTTTGAAGGAGGACGTGCGATCTGCTTAGGTACTCGCTTCCGACACGACGATATTCACGCGACAACATTCAATACACAGAACAACTGGTTACAGATTGTGCTGTCTGCGATCCTTAATAATCCCAAGACGGGAGATGAGGTTTCATACTGGCCAGACATGTGGTCTCTTGAATACTTAAAAGAAAAGAAAAGGCAGGCGCCAATTGCTTTTTCTTTCCAGTACATGAATCAGGTCGTCAGGCAAAATGAATTGTCCCTGGCGCCAGAACTGATTGTTAAAGCAGAGATTGCAACGGAGTTTGACTCACTTGGTATCGGAGTGGATCTCTCTGTTGGTACTAAAGAGAAGAATGATTACACAGTGATGGTCTTGGGTGGCCGCATTGGAGATCAAATCCACATCATTGATTATCGACGTTTACGCGTTATGGGCAACCTTGAGAAACTGGATGCCCTTAAAGAATTACTTAATGATTGGTCAATTCTTGGTAAAGATGAAAACGGTAATTACTACCCGACTTATGCAACGTGTGACATCTGGAGTGAGGCAGTTGCTTACCAGGCATCGCTGGAAGCAGACTTTAGGCGCGTTTGCCTAAATAATGAAAGCCTTTACAATTTGAATTGGCACCCCGTCAAAGGTTTTAGGGCAGATAAGTTGGCGCGTTTCCGTGGTTGCATGGGCATGTTCGAAGATCGCAAAATTATTTTCAATCGTTTTCGCAATTTTACGGCAATGTTTGAAGAGCTTACTAACTTTGGCGTCAGTAGTCATGATGACTGCGTTGACGCTCTTGTGTTTTTGTTAACAGGATTAATGCGACGTGGACAGCTCCAGCTTGATTACTAACATATAGAATTAAAAAAAGCTAACTTACTCATGTCCTGGTTAGATACAAATAAGAGTGGTGGCGTAGGTCGAGCAGATATTGATCGAGCACTTGCATCTGGACGTAGTCAAGAAGCGATTAAAGCTGAATTAAGTCGTTTACAAGGTTCGGGTTATTCCACAGGTCAAAAAGCGTTGTCATGGGGAGGCTTTTCTTCTTCTCCTCGGTCTACCTCTAGTTCTTCTTTTGATCCGGCACGTGCTGTATAT